TTAAACTTTGACCCTGATGTTGTAACTAACACGGGAAATTTAAATATTAAACTTACAGGAGATTGTGAGTTTGATGCCGTAACAGTAAGTAGTGGAGATACTTTAGATTTGAATGGACAGAGGATAGAGTTAAGTGGAACATTAGACATAGATGGAACATTAGATGCAGATGGTCTTATTGTATGTGCTTCTAATATTAATGAAGATGGGGGTTTTTCAAATGGTGCTTCTTGTGATATGATTTTAACTGGAGCAGCAAATCACGATTTCCGAAGCACAACTCATCGCAATATTTTAATTAACACAGGAACAGGAACTTCTACTAATAATGATACTAAAGATATGGGAACGACTCCTTTTACTATTGGTTCAGGAACTTTTAGCAACGGAGGGTCGGGTCGAAATTTAACGTGTGGTAATTTTAGGATTGCTACAGGTGGAACTTATACGGCAGATGATGCTACAGTTACAGTAGCAGGAGATTTTACTACCAGTGGTGGTCTTATTGGTAAGAGTGCTTTGGACTTTGATGGAACTAATGATTATGTTGATTTAAGTAATGACAGTGATTGGCAATTTGGAACCAGTAATTTTACGCTTGAAGCGTGGTTTAGGTCAGATGGTGGCTCAGGCAATAGAACAATAATAGCTAATGGAGATGCAAGTAATAATGGATTTTTGCTATATATGCAATCTTCTAACAATATTAAATTCTTTGTTAATGCTATTGCTGTATGCAATGCTGCTGATGTAAGTTATGAAGATAGCAAATGGCATCACGTTGCCGCAGTTAGAGATGGAAATGATTATTTGCTTTACATTGATGGTAAATTAAAAGATAAAAGCACACAATCTTCACAAAATCTAACACACTCAGGAAAAGCATCTATTGGTGCAAGGGACATAAGTGCTACTCCTGATGCTTATTGGAAGGGACAGATAGCGATGGTTCGTGCATTTAATGATGCAAGAACACAAGCTGAACTTCGAGCTGATATGTTTAATGCTCACGCAAGTATGGCAAACACAGGAAACCTTGTTGCTATGTATCAATTTGATGAAGGAACTGGAAGCACAGTAGACAACATAGAAACAGACGATGACCTTGACGGAACAATATCAGGTGCGTCTTGGGTAGGAGCAGGAACATTTACACACGGCACTTCTACGCTTGTTTTTGCTAAATCTGGAACGCAGACTTTTACATATAACACTGGAGGAGAAGATGTAAACAATCTTACTGTAAACGATGGTTCTACAACTAATTTAAAATGTTTACAAGACACAGGCGGTGTGTTAGATATATTTGGCAATCTAGTAGTAAATGAGAAACTTGGAGTAACTGTAAATGAACAGATTAAAATAAAAACTGGAGACAAAACAATTACAATAGGTTCAGATGTTAAAACAAGTGCAGTAGCAGATTTATTTTCTATACAGTTAGACCATACTTCGGGAAATATCAATATACCTGAATTAACTACAAAAAAAATAAATTGTAGAGCAAGCTCAGCAACTACAACTGCTACAGGAGACCTTACACTTACATCAGAGTTAGAAGTAAACAATGGAGCAACTTTCAATGCTAATGGTAATACAATAGCAGCTTTGTTGGTGGATGTAAATAGTTCTGGAACTTTAGATTTAAGAAACTCAAATTTAAATTTTAGCGTAAGTGCATCAGGCGACCAATTAAGATTTGATGATGACAATTCAATACTTTTGACAGGTAATACAACTATTACAGGCCATTCATCAGCAAGTAAAACAAAAGCTTTGTTAAATCCTGACGGCGGTTATGAAGTAGTAGGTGATGTAAAATTCTTAAAAATAGATACAAACAGCGACCTTACAGTAGTTGGAGCAGTTATTGATTGTGACGTAGATACTGAAACTGGTGCTAACATCAGACAATGGCATCACACCTTAGACACTCAGCAGTTATTGGATGCAGATGAGGCAGGGGATGACGATTTAAGACTTACAAAGCCAGCATTAGACAACGCCTTAGAGTTAATGACTAAATGAGAGTAAAAGAAGAAATCGGAATGAAAGGGCCACAAAGGCGCCATAAAGGCTCACTTTGGTATGGAATGGGTTCTTCTACCGAAAGTAACTTTAGCGCAGAAAAAACCCAGCGAAAACGCCCGTATCGAACTAATAGGTTTGGTGCATCAGTTAAAGAATGGAATACCTGTAAGAAAATGGTAGTTTTAAGAGAAAATGGATATACATATGGTCATATAGCAAAGTATTTAAACAATGCAGGCATAAAGACTAAAGCAAACAGGCCGTGGAATTACTACACTGCGCGGTTTGTCACGCTAAGAGCAAAAGAGGAAATCGAGAATGGACGAAACGATTAAGCACAGAATAAAGCAACAATATAACCGTCTAAGCGCATTACTTGTTTTTATAGCAAATGCGTTCACACTGATGTATGTCGGTGGGATGGCTTATAACGATGCCCTATGGTTTGGTTCGGTAAGTGGTGCTTTCACATACACAATCTTGTCTACGATTGCAGACTCACAAGACTTAGAGGATATGATTCCTGAACGTCGACGAAAATCTGCGTCTTATCAAGTACCTAATCAGCCGATTCCGCAAAACATGATACCGTTTAATCAGTATCAACAAATGCAACAGCAACAACCTATGGCACCAATGCCAGCAGGCGGATATATCAATCCACAGTCAGGAGAGCTGTTAGATGCGGAACAAGGGCCACACATTGATAAGATAGCAGGTAAACAAAGTGGATGAAGGACTAGTCTTTGCATGGTTTATCGCAGTAGCGTTAGGAGTATCAGCAGCGATAAAAAAAGCAAAGAAGTCTGCATTTAGCGATTATAAAATAAGAAGTTTACAAGGAAAAGCAGCAGCGCAAGTGTTTGGAGTATTAGGAGCTTTAGTTTTTGGAGTAGGGCTTTTGATGTATAGCGGTTTGCTGGCACGTACCGAATATATAGTTGGAGTATCAGCACTTACGTATGCTGCCTTTTCCCAATACAGTCCTGTTAACGGAGCTTTATCTTTTCTTACAGTAGCATACAAAACAGAGTTTGCTATTGATGATTGGGTAAAAGTATCTAATGAGGCAGGAGAAATAAAAGGAAAAGTTAAAGATTTTAGTTTAAAGGGCGTAAGGCTTAAAACATTTGACATGTCTGAGGCGATTGTCTCCTGTGATGAATTACTTCATTCAGTCGTGGAAAACCTGACACCCTCCGACATATTCAGATGGGAGACGCCTGTTTCTATTTCCAAGATGGTTCCTGTGAAAAACATAGAAAATACAGTAAATGCTGTATTATCACAACACAGTTTAGAATCATTAGTAGATGAAGAAGGGTTTGCACAAAAAGCATACATAGAGTTCCATGATGACAAATTAGATTTTAAACCAAACTTTCGTAGGATAAGTATATATACATATCATCCAAAATGGATTCCTATGCCTGAAGGTGCGGAACCAATCGGATACGAGGTCGCCTATCAACTTTCTAGGGAGTTTAAACGTGACATGTATGAGAAGATGGATTCGCAAAAGAATGCATATGTAGATGTGGTGAGGCCATGAGATTCATAAGAAATATGTTGTTTGGAACTGGCAGGTATCCTAGCACAATGGGTGCAGGAGGCCAACAGGACGTGGAGTTCTGTAGATACATAGAATGGGTTTGGTTCAAAAGATGTATGTGGTTACTCGGACTTGGCTTTGCTTTTGGCGGAGTTGGGTTGTATGTTGGTTATTATTATGAAACTGTAGTTGCAGATTACGGTATGGCAATCTGGGGAGTTGCTTGGTTATACAATGGATTCCTTATGTTTGTATTGGCTGTAAGTGTTGTATTGTCAGCAATTAAAGCTTTGATAGTCAAGGCGTTTGTCAGCCCTGAAGTTCAGGTAGGACAGGCAGCAACAAGGACAGCACAGATGATGAGGAAAGGTGGACTATGAAGTTTAGATGGCTTAGAGAAATGTTAGAGATATTAGAAGATTATAGAGACCATAAGGAGGATTTAAAATAATGGCTGGGCCACCACAGATGACTACTTTAGCACGTAAACCTCAGCAAGCACAGCAAGAGGAACCCCAAAGGGAAGTGGCTCCAGCACCTAATGTTCTTACAAGACAACCAGTTCAACAACAGATGATGCCAAGTGCAGAAACAATGTCTGATGATGAATTGGATTTGTATGTTAAACGTCTCACTATGAGACACAAAAGGCTATCACGAAAGTGGTGGGGGTTAAGGCGTAAACACGGCAAAGACGAGTGTCCTTATTGTGGCATGACGACAGGAGGAGGCTTCTGTAAATTACACCAACGCGACTACGATGAGTATCTCTCGGCTTTGTCCACCCGCCAAAACAGGAGGTTTGGACTATGAACGTAACAAAATGCCCAGAATGTAAAGTTGATATGTGGATTCCAAATGAAGATAAATATACAGCAGACGTTTTGTGTATAAATGATAAATGTAAATATCATTTGCTTACAACAGAATTGTGGAAACCTGAATCTCAAGATTACAGGTCTGCTAAGACTTATGTTGAACAAATTACTAAACACAGGAGGTTTGGGCTATGATATGGGTCAGGCCTACTTATACAATTACAGTCGAAGGACTTGAAAATTACGAAACATATTGGAGGAGACTATGAGCGGTTACCACGGCAGCCCATCAGGATATATGAATCCTGTAGCGGTAGATAAGATACAGCATCCAGATTACGATGCGAAGGCAGCAGAGAATACAACAATGCGTATGGTGCAATACCTATACCCTGTCATTAAGAACTCTGTAGAGATGTTAGAAGCATTATGTAAGGAGACTGATGTTCAGGTTCCTACAGATTTAGCAGATAACATGGAGTTTTTGAAAACAGTTTACAATACACAGATAGACTGGCATCCAAGAACTATGTATGGTGACGAGGCAGCAGAGGAGCTTAATGCACGTCTCACCTTGCACGAGGAATGGGCACAAGAAGATAATGCACATCACAGTGTTCTAAACTGGCAAAACCCGTATGGAGAAACTGGTAAACTCGAACAAGCTCCTCCTGTTACTCAACCACAGATGAATCCATATCAGATGCAACAGCAAGGATACGGACAACAGATGCCAATGCAAGGTGGAGCAAGTATGTTTAAACCATGGACTTGGTTTGGTGTAGGTGCAGCAGCACCAGCAGTTCAACCATGGCAGATGCCACCACCACAGTTAGATTCTTTACATAATGGAGAACAATATTATACAGCAAATGGAGGGGGGCCACCACCTCTAGCAGTTCAGCAAGGTTACACGACATTGCCAATAGGCGCAATAGGCTGGAACATGGCAGGACAACCGATTGACTACAATGGAATGGTAGTAGCAACGACGGGCGAAAAGCTCATGAATACCGCAATCAGTAAGATACTATAATGGCTTACTGCACACGAAACGACGTATCTGCCTTCTTACAGGTAGCAGATTTTAGTGGTTCAACAACGCCAGCAGATGGTGATGTAGATGGTTTTATTTCTATGGCAGAGGAACGTATTGACCAATTAACAGACCATGCGTGGGCTACAAGCAGAGCAAAAACAGTAACAGAAGAAAGGGGCAGAATACAAAGAGTAATGTCTAATTCAGTAAATGACAGAGGCAGGATTCAATTAAGGCATTATCCTATTTTAGACATGGTAGACGGAACCGACAAGCTTCACATTTGGGATGGCGGTAATTATGTAGAATATATTAATAGTAAAACTGGAGACGATACGATTACAAATGTAACAGGTAAAGATTATTGGATAGATAAAGAACGCGGAACTATTTATTTGAACAGTTATAATCAATTCAATTTGTTAAGTGATGCGCCTTCTGGAGTAACTGCTTATGTTACTTACAGATATGCAACAGCAACTACACCTGCTGACATAAAACAGGCTACAATTTATCTTGTAGCTTCAATGATTGCAATGAATGACGATTTAAATTTAATGCAAGAGGGCGATGATTCTATGAACAATCAAACTAAATCTGAAAAGTTTGAAGACATGGCAATGAAGATTCTTAAAGATAATAGAAGGTTAGGTAGGTCAATGCCTATGGCAAGAGCTATTGGTGGCTTTGGAGCTAGAGGGGTGCTACCATAATGGCAGCAACCTATGCGACACTGGCAGACCCTGTATCAGCAGTAGTTGATTTGTTAAATAATAACTGGTCAGAGGTAGCAAGTGGCGTAGGGACAACTCCTACAATAGACGAATCATGGGACATAGGTAAACATAATTTAAAAAGTGGAGACATTATTAGATGTTATGAGACGGCATCGAGTCACAATTTTTTAGGAATAGGTAAAGGCATTGACAAACACAATGCAACTATAACTGTAGACATATCAACAGCAGTAAGTCGAGCAAGGCTTAGAGCTTTATATCAAGGTGTGGTACACATCATTCACGCGGCGCATTCTAAGAGTGCAGGAACCGCACTTAGCAGCGATTATGCAAGCATCAAGCTTCTTAGTCGCACAGACCAATCTGACAAAAACAGACGTTGGTTTCGTTATGTTCTTAACTGTGAAATCACAAGTTATGAGGTGGTAAATTAAAATGGTAAAAATCACACAAAACGTAGAGGCGGCTTACGAAGAAGAAACGGGTGGTTATGGCAATCCACCTGATTCTACTTTGTTACATTTAGGTCTACTGGACACATTTGACCCACGGCAGGTCGAGATGAACATAACTCCTGTTCCTAGTATAGGGCAATCAACGGATGCATTTCATGCAAAAGGTCCGAAGAATGTTACACTTCCGTTAAAAATAGCCTGTCAAGGGACGGGTTGGCAAACAATACTTGGGTTTGCAATGGGAAGAACTTATGCAGATGCTTTAGTAACTGCTGGAGCGACAGGTTCTAATTTAGGCACACCTATGAAATTATCTAATTCAGTAAATTCTATTGCAGTTTTAGCTAGAGAAACTGGTGGAGATTACACATTAGTAGGTGGTGTAGTTCCTAATGAAGTAACACTTGCGGCAGATTACACTACTGGAGGATACATTACTCTTGAAGCAACTTGCACTGCACAAAATACTGAAGACAATGCTACAGGAGATTTTAGTGGTGGATTTTACGGTGACGATTATTCAAATAATCCATTTCCTACAGCACCAACATCAGACCCTTTACTTCCTACAGACTTAACGGTTAGTTATTCTACAGCAGTTCAAGACGACGATATGTTAAAGTTAAAAGTTACTGACGGAAATTATGTAGAAGTGGGAGAAAGATATATTAGAATATTAACTAATGCAGATATATTAGATGGAACTTTTGCAGCAAGTGGAGTAAATTCATCTCCTTATAACGGAGTATTAGATTTAACTCATGCAGATGCAGACACTATTACTGATGTAGTGGCTCGTATTAATGCTAAGTATTCTGGCGTAGGAACTAGTGAAGTAGGTTCAGGGGCAGGTAGCGACAAGTCTGTTAATTTATTAAAAGGAATTTACAAGATGGCAGGTTCAACTTTTGCAAACATTCCGGGAGTTCAATCAACTTCTATTGGTGAAACAGCAGAAGGCAACATGGCTTTTTTTTCAAATCTTAAAACAGTATCATTAAAGATAGCAAACAACAATACATCAATTCCCGGTAAGACTGGAACTACGTGGTTGCAAAATAATGCAATAGCAAGAGGGAAAGCAGATGTAACTTTAGACCTTACTATGACAGCAGAGGATGATACGTTGTATGACAAATATGTAGCAGGGACAGTAATCCCATTAATTAGATTAGACTTTGGCGCTTCTGTAGGAAGCATTGCATTGACAAACGGAACTATTACTTCGTTCTCAAGACCCCTTTCTCCGGGTGGCGAGATAGTTGATACAATGTCTATAAAATTCAGAGGTGCTGGAGATTACAAAGATTTCAGTTCATACGCAATAAGCGCAGACTGGACACTATAGGTAGGTAAATGGTAAGAGTCAGAGGTCAGTTAGACGCCCCTCTACTTGACGTAGGAGCAGTAAGAGAAGATTACTGGGAACGCAAGGAGATATTACTTCCAAGTTTATCAAGACTTTACAAACCAAAAGGTTGGAGAAGGTGGTTTTACAAAGAACAAGCACCTAAAATAGTACTAAAAAGATTAACTTCTAGCGATTGGCAAGAAATAGAAAGTAGGAATTATGCATTACAGGCAGAGTTGGAAAAAGCAATACCTGAATTTGCACCTTTAGTAAATAAACATATAGGCGGGCAAAAGTTATCAGAATCAGAATATCAAAAATTAGATAAATTTAGTGTTAAAATGCGACCTATGAATTATACTATGTTACAATTTATGATTGATGAACCTAAGATGTCTTTTGAAGATGTTAAATATATGATGGAAATATTGGATGCTAATGACATAGATACGTTGCTTAGTTATGTAAGTATTATGACTTCTGAAAAAGCATTAGTTGCAAAACACATATTTGATAAAAAAATGAAAGAATCGGAGATGATTAGTCAATAATGGCTGAAGAAGATGTGTTGCTTTTATCAGCACGGATGACGGCAGAAGGGTTTGAAGTAATCGATGTTATAGATGCTAAATATAAAAGCCTTGGCAACACAATGCAAAAAGGTAAAAAAAGAGCAGAAGGCACTGAACAAGCGTTAAAAGACCTTAATAAGCAGATTGAAAAGAATACAAAAACAACAGAAAATTCTTCAGTTAAAAATATTGAATCTTTAATGATTATGGAAGCTGCTACAAGCGGTATTAATCAATTAATTTCCGCAAGGTATAAAGATATAGATGCACAGTTAGCTTCTGGAGAAATAACGCAAGAAGAAGCTGAGGAATTAAGAAAAAGTGTTAAACAACAAGAACGTTATTCAAGTAGTTTAGAAAAAACAATAGCCGTAATGCGATTGTATAAAGTAGCACAATTTGCAGCAGCAGCCGCTGTAAATGTATATACGGCCGCTACTATGAAAAATACAAAAGCAATTTTAGTTAATACTGCTGCTTTGTTAGCAAATCCGTTTGTATTGTTTGCTATGACTTTGGTAAGCGTAGGATTAATTCTTAAAGGAGTTAGCAAAGAGTTTGGCTTTTTATCTGACCAAATGGAGGCTTTGGGTAGAGTAATGAAACCTGTGACGGACGGTTTTGAATCGTTTGTAGAAATAATTGATGCTATTGTTGGAACAGATATACAAAATAATAGATTGTTTGAGGCAATAATAACGGAGTAATATGGGTCAAGAAGGAAATACTGGATTTATTTTTGAAACGACAAATGGTGTTGATTTAATAACAGATACTTACATTGATAAAAATGCAACTCGTGACGATGATAATAATTTTACAGACACTTTAGTTCCTATGAAAGCCGCACTAAGTTCCGATGAGACGGCTATAATTATGCAAATAGATGTTCCTGAACGAGGAGATGTGTTAGATTCAAACAGTAATGTAATACCTGATGATGCGATATTTTCACATTTACAACTACAGTTACGTGTTACTACTGCGCCTAGTGAGACAGTAACTCTTTATGGTTATAGATTAAAAGATGATGTAAATTTAGAAGTTGTTACTGGCAATCATGTAGACGGGACTGCTGCTGGCACAGCATGGGCTCCAGATTTTTCAAACACAGTTAAAGGAAATGCTATTTATGATAGTTTAGCGTTTGTAACTACTCACGGCGCATCTACAGGAAACACAAGTGCGATAACATTATTTTTCGGCAGAGCACAAAATGACATTACATGGGGTTCTTCATTTCAATTAATAATTTATGCAACGACTACCGATATAGAATTTGGTTTGATAGACAATACAAACGATACAAATAAACCAAAATTTAAAGTATTTTTTACTAAACCAACGCCCGACTCACCAACAATTCAAGTTGTTCCTGATGCAGGCGGTATAAATGGTATAATTAAAATAACGCCAAGTAAGGATGAAGCTGTAGTAAAACATAGAATTGATTATAACATGGATGGTACTACAGTGTCAACTGATTTTACAGACATTGGTCGAACAGAAATATTAACAACTGAATTAACAAAAGACAGCGGTATTGCTATTTATGAGTCTGACGGCAGCTCTGAAGTTGGTTATAATAATGTTTTTCCATTGTCTTTTGATTCTGGCAATAGTATTGATACCACTGGCAACAGCACAGGAGACACTCCTGCTAGAACTATATTCAGATTATATGCTGAAGACAATTATAATACAGACACTAATGGCGGCGCTAGTAATGAAGTAACAATTAGCAGGCCTGCAATCACTTTAACAGATAGTGCAACTGGCGCAATAAATATAGGCGATGAAAATACATTTACTCTTACAACAAGTAGAGATGGCACTACGGGTGCAGGTTTGGGAAATTATACGGGTCAATTTGAACAATATGCATTTCATCCTAGTGTTGATGACATTGTTTACGACACTGGTATTACTTTAGGTGGTTCTCTTACTAACGCTGCAACTGATGAATTTGAAGTTTTTAGTTCAGACGTTCCTTTTGAAATAGGTGATTTAATAAAAATAGATGATGAGTATATGAGAGTTGTAGGGTTTCAAGGCAGTTTAAACGTAGTTATATTTGTCAGAGGAGCACTAGGCAGTACAAAAACCACACATAGTAGCAGCACTCCTATATTCAAAGTAGATGACACTAAATTTATATTTACAAAATTAGATAATCCAACCGGACTACACACTTTTAATTATAAGTATCCTAAAGCTAAATCTTCACATACTGCGGTTGCTTATGTTAAAGACCAAGATGGTTGGCGTAGTGACCCTGCACACATAGCAGTAAATGTTAGTGAGTCTAACCCTATAGCTAAACTTAGCGCTAGTAGAACTAAAGTGCCTTATGCTCAATATGGAGATAATGCGGCAGGATTAACTTTGTCTTTATCAAATTCTAAAGCAATAGGAAGCGATAATGAAATCATTAATTATTTATTTTCTTATAAAGTAGGTAAAGGAAGTAACAGTAGCACTGAGCCACAGCCTATTGCTTGTGCAAACGGTTTGACTAATGATAACTCATGTTTTGATTCTGGTTCTAAACGTGTTGCTATTGTTAATGTAGGTGTTAATGAAGACCATTCTGATGCTAAATTTAAGATATTTGGAGTTGCTTCGTTTCAAGCAGACAACACTAGTGTAACTTCTGATACCTCAACTGGAGGCACTTTTTCTCATTACAAATACGTTAGTGAAACAATAACAGTAAATTCAACGAGATTAACAGAAACAATATCTACTAATTATTACAAGTCTATTGATTGTATTGTGGGCGTTGATATTAGTCAATACGATACTGAATGCACTCGATATTTATTAAAAGTAGCAAACGCAGATGTTGAAACAAACGATGCTGCTTTAGTAAATGGTAGTGGATTAGCTTCAGACCCTACAGTAACTACTGTAACCGTTGATAGTCCTGAAGCTAGGCATTACACTGTAGGAGATTTTATTTTATTAGATGGTAGCACAACTTCAGGTTCTGATGAAATAGCACAGATTGTTGCAATTCCTACCACTACTCAATTAACAGTTGAAAGAGGCATGTTGTTTTCAACAGCAGTTACTCATGCTAATAATACGCCTGTAAAAGTTATTAATCACAATATGATAATTAACAATGACTTACGCATAGCAGGTAACGAAGATTCAACACCAGATGCATTAAATGGCGAATATTGGAAATGGGGAGGGTTTGCACGCATTGTAGGCGATAGCTCTGGCGACGGTATTGATTTTGACACGGATGAAACTATTGAGTTACAAACAGTATTAGATGGTAATTCTACAGGAACTACTTCCCTTGATTGGTATGAGCATGGTTTTTTAGAAGGGGATGTCATTAAAGTGGGAAACACGACAGATAATGGAACTTATGCGGCACCTAAATATTTTAAGATTATAAAAATATACAACTCAGGCGGAGACCCTGCGCCCGCATCTGCAAAAGACACAATAAAAATTGCAAACACGACAGATTTATTAACAGATGATGAAGCATTATATATTACAACAAGTATAGGGACTCAAAATACAGATACAGCCGCAGACATAGTAAGGTATGATAATGCGTTGAATGTTGCACGAACTGTAACATTAAGTAGTTTTAATTCATCTAGTGATGTTTATGATGGTGAGGCAGATGATTTTATTTTTGCAGGGGGTGTTGTAGATGCAAATATTACGGGCACAGTCCCTACTGTTGCCGCAGCGCCTTGGATATATCGGGATTCTTTTACAGAAACAATAGTGCGTGGTGTTACTCCTCGAACTCTTGATTTAGATAGTTTGGTGTCTTCATCTGATATTGCAATATTAAATACAAGTATTTCACGTTCTAACGCTTCTAATTCTGGTATGCCTTTAGGTAATCGACGTTACCCTATTACTGGTTTCAATACTAAATTAGGAGATGTAACGATGTCTGCAAATATTAGAATTTTAAGTCAAGCAGGTCTACGTCAGATATGGTCGCTTGTAGAAGGCGACAGATATGATTATGCATTCATAGATAGCAGTCAAATAGACACCCCAACAACAGTTTACAAAAGTTATAGATTACAAACTATAAGTGGAACAATAAACAAATCCCCTGATAACGCATCTCAATATTTAGCTAGTTTAAAGTTTGTAGTTGTTGGTGAGGAAATTGCCTGATGGCAGTAATAGTATCAGACCCTTTGGTTAACAGTAATGATGTTTCTATAATAATAGATAATAGTGAAACTTTATTAGCAACTAAATTAAGATATACTCAAAGTATTAACACAGCACGCATTGCAGAATTTACGGTAAACACATTAGAAGATTCTGTAAAATGCAGAATAGGTGCAGAAGTAACTATACTAATAGGCCGAGTTCCTCCTAATGTTGCAACAATAACTAACGGAACTTATCAATTTGGACACAACTATACTCATTATTATCATTTCAAAGGTATAATAAGACAAGTTAAGCCAACACCTAATGGAGCTACTGTAACTGCTTACGATTATATTTCTTTATTAAAAACATCAGAGTATGTTAATTACAAAGAAGAAGATGTACTTAATCGTGATTTATATACATTAATAGCAGATGCTGCAAACATTGAGGAAATAAATACTACTGATTTACAAGGTGGCATTGGAATTGTAGCTACTAAAGAAATGAATCTTGTTGGTTTGAAAACAAGAAAAGAGTTTATTGATTTATGTATTGATAATACAATTTCTATAAACACCGATTCAAGTAAATACTTTGATTCTATAAATCCCGTGTATTATCAGTATGCAATAAAACATAACAACGTTTTTGATATATATAAACTAGACCCAGACAATGTGCATAACAAACCTGTTTTAGAAGTATCATTTAATAGTAACAATGTTTTTGACATTACCCCTACAATAGATGTGCAACGAATAGTAAATTCTTTAACAATACATAATAGCAATGCTAATTTTATTTTTACACACAACGATAATTCATCTATAAGTGAGTATGGAATTTCATCAAAGCTTATAACTACTAAAGAAACAAAAAGAGAAAAAATAGAGACTATGGCATTTGAAATAGTATCAAGATTTTCTAAACCTACAATCAAATATAATATCCGAGTTACTAATGACAACGCATATTGTTTAGGTGAATATGTTAAAGTGACAAGCAATGTAGTAGGTACAAAAATACTTCCTATACAAAGGATAGTAACTGAGTTTGACATAGGTAGAACAACTCTTTCTTTAGGTGAGAAAGAACTGTCTGTACAAGAATTAATTAGATTAATAAATTAAATCTATATAGACTAGACAGACACCTTCATTTCCACTGGAGATTTTTATAATAAAATAAAGAATAAATCCTTGTTTTTCCTAATAACCCGTCGCATTAGCTGTGTTTTCCTAAGGGTTAAACTTGCTGTAGTTAAGCACAAATCACCTTAAAACAGTAAAAGTCTAAGGATTAAACTTGCTGGCACTCATCCAAAAAGTTCCAGTGGAAACAAAGGTGTGTGTCTGTCATGCAAACTTTTATATAGACTATGCGTCATAACTCAAATCCCAATGTAAAACGCGAGTGATACAATGATAAAACAAACAACAATAAAGTTAGGGGTCACAACTCCTACAAGCAAGCAATATGAGTCAGCACGAGCTGACATAGAGACAACTTATACTTTGTCAGATGAGGTAGCTTTGGATTTAGACAAGGCTATGGATACACACAAGTATGAGCTAAGGCGCGCAAGGATAATGCTTAAAGACGCGTTAAGGACTGTTAAAGATGAATTGGCAGGTAAGCTACCAGACAAGGTTGGCAAGGGCTTAAAAGCCTCAGAAGCAGAACAACTAAAGAAACTACTCAAAGATTATGAGGCAGGTGACTAATGTCTAAGATAGAAGTAGACAGGCAAAAGTATTTGCTTATGTGTATTGATATTCTAAAGTCTCCAGATGGTATGATTAATATTATGACAAAGGAATTTGCAGAAGAAGAGATATTGAGGTTGTCCCAATGAATAAAAGATATTATCCAGAACTTACTAATGAAGAGCGTTACCTTTCTTATATAAGGAATATGTGTGCTATGTTAGAATATGAAGTTCCAATTAAAGAATTAGATGATTGGGCTAGCGATATGATTGAGTTAGGATTATATGAACCAGAAAGCGAAGCGTAAGTGGAGGGTAAAACTTAAGAAGGAGAAAAACAATGCCTAAAACGGCCTGTAAGACGCTTGAGTGCTCTAACCATACAAGGATACCCCCAAACCGTTTAGAGCACCATTCTGGCTATTGTAGGGCATGTTATTACAAATATAGGCGAGAGTCTAACGGTAGGTTCAAATAAATGGGAAAGGTCATAAGGAATAGAGGTATAGGAGAGCTATGCACAACGATTAGTTTTTTTACGTGTTCGTTCATTGAACACCTTATGGCCCCCAAAATAATATGAGCTGTAAACACGAAGCCCAAGTAGGAACTGACAAAGGATGGAAGTGCGTTCTTTGTAATCAGATAATAAAGGATGTCTAATGTTCTATGTATTGCGTTGTCCTAAGTGTTATGTATATAGGACAGGAGAAGCGAAGAATAAATCGTGGAGATGTTATAGATGTCAGTATAATATGAATAGAAAGAATACAAAGATACAAGCAAAGGCAAATACAATAAAAGAAGTTCAGTTTGTGTTAAATAAACTCAAAAGCCCTAAGGGTTAAACATCCATCCATCCCCGTGCGCGGGGCTTATTCTTCTGGAAATTCGGATTTAAAAAGGATTTGATTTTCGTTTGTTCGATTTCTTTTTGCCATAATGCTTCTTTTAAGTTGAATCAGCATTGATTTAAATTCAGAATCTTCAAGGACTACTTTATTTTCAGATTCGCCGTAGTAGATTTCTCTTAGTTGCTTGTAGCGTTTGATTTGTAATTGATATTCATTCATCTATACAATCCCAACAGATTTTATTTTTTAAAGGTTTTAAATGAATCATACAATACATTTGACGTTTACCATTTTCATCAATAAATATTCTTGTCTCATGCTTTTTAAATGGGTTTTGTAATACTTCCATAATTACCAATCTTCCCATAGAATCTTAGAGATATTCTCTATTGTAGCTTTCTCATATGGATATCTATATTTGTCTTCAAAGTAATCAGGCTCTTCGCAATTACAAAATACTGATGGCTCATCACAAGCCATACAATGTTTGAATTTGTCTGTCCAACTCATAGGATTTCCCATAGAGAACAGTCTATATAAATGTGGTGGTTTAATTGATATTTATTCATGTAATGTAAGGTGGTTAGAGTGCAATACTATTTTGCTATTTTCATCTTTCTAACCGTTGAACACGCAGGGTCTAATTCGCCGTTTACTGCCTGTATTCAAGTTCATTGGCCTATAACGTCAATGGGCCTTGACGCCTCGTTATATACCATTGGCACGTGTTCATTGCTAGGGTATGCAACCACCTCTAGTTTGGTCAGAGGATTTCACCAATTATACTGCGTTAGCTGTATACAGCTCGACTCATAATATAGCTACTAACTATGCCAGCCATCCTAGCAAATATCCATAGACGGAGGGTCTATATAAAACCTATGTTGGAATTAATCTTCACTATTTTCTTGTTCTTCTAACCATATATCAGAAGGTGTCATCTCTTCTTCAATGTCTGACAATCTTATACCATTATACTCTTCGTTTTCACAATCCATAGTATGACATTCATACCTTATTACTTTCTTTAATCGCTTATTACAGCAATCACATTTACGTATATATCTAGGTTTCAATTTTATTCACCTTTAGCCCCACAAGACCGGAGTCCTGTGGTAGCCGGTTTTTTTAGGCGTAGTCGTCGTGCCTAATGTTCCTATCCTTACACATTTGTTTAGCCCCATATTCATCTAAGAAATCTGGGATTTCTGTTATAGCGATGTCGTCGGGAAATATAGGTAGTTTGTCTACCCAAACCCAATCGAAATGAGGTGGAGCTGTCTTAACACAATCATTACAGACGTAATTGAAAATCAATTCACCTGTATCTTCATCTGTTGATACAGTTCTATGTGTTGGAAGCGGAAACATATTTATCAAACCAGAACCTTGTCCTTGACAGACAAGGCAACCTGTTTCATATGTGTCTCCACCCGTGGCTGACTTTTGTATATAGATACTTACTCTTTTGCGTGCTTCGTTCATATTTCATAACCTGATTAAGATTCAAAGCCTTAACCAGAAATCGAGAGACGAGGCATCTATATATACTTGGTGGTGACAATTAGGCTGATTGACAATTCACCAATTAGGTTATTAGACAATTAGGTTTTTTGGTTAAAAGGCGAAAAGCCTAAATGTATTTTAGACAATATGGATATTAGGATTTTAGGGTTTTAGGTTTTTTGGTTATTAGTTTTTTTAGGATGTTTGGGGTTTTAGGATATTAGGTTTTTGGGTTTTTAGGATAACAACTTGAGGTTGTTAACCTATGGTAAAAATTGGCAGGGAACGCTGTTTTTTGGGCTTGAGATTCATTTGTATACAATCATAAGGAGGATATATACACCATATGTCAGAATGCTTTAAAATGGATTTGGCCATTTAGTATATATATTCCTTTTATATAGGCAATCCTTTAAATTTCGATTTTTTGACCGGTGCTCTTATAAACCCCATTTTAGAGCAATTTCTGTAGAAGGGGGTATTTAAAGAAGGCGTAAACTATATATAGACCACCCGCCATTAGGGAAACCATGAACGAAATCGTAATCCCCCGAAACGGTCAACCAATTTGTTCAAATCGCAAATGCGGTATTGATATGAATATGGGTGGCCCTTTAGGATTTATGCCTCGCCGACTTTCCGAAAAGTTGCTTTACAAAGATGACAAAGGAATATTTCAAATGAAGTATGAATGTCAGGAATGTAAAACCAAATATCAAAAGGAATTATATGACCAATCCAATCCTTGTTTTATTTGTAAGAAACCTAAAAATAGTGACAAGCCAATGAGATGTGATAATTGTTATCCAGATGCGGATTTGATTACTACAGAGGATTGGAGAAAATGGAGGAACTCTAAATGAGTTTAACTGGAGCTGGTAATTGGTGGGATAAAAAAGATAAATATTCTCGTTGTCCTAAGTGCGACAAGAAAGGATTCTATAGCACAAGTCTGGTAGATAAAAATGGCCAGATACACAAGTGGGATTCCTGTATGTTTTGTAAGGAAACCGTGCTCAAATACAATAGGACATAGGTTTTATATAGACCTATATACTTGGGTAAATTATGAACGAGCAACAACAAATCGTTAAGCCTGCTAACGCCCATCCTTTGGGCTGTGACTGTCGCAACTGTATTTCTTATCAGTTGGACCTTATGGAAGTATTAAGAGTGGAGTTTGATTTTAATGGATAGACCATATTTGCCAGCGGGCGATTATATTATTTCAGACCCTTGTTATGTATTCTCGGATGATGACTATGATAGACTATTAGAACAGACAGGATTCTTTGGTCTATATAATCGAGATGGAACTATGAATAAGAGTCGTAATGATATGGGCGGAATGTTTGTATTAGGATGGGATAGAGAACAAAGAAAGCAACCTTTTGCCTGTTTCTCTACATGGATGGGTGATGGTGGTTATAGAGGAACTGATAATAACACTTATAGCGTCGATGCAGGTATGATAGCCTGTATTCCTTTAGCTCTTTGTGATTCAGAACAGTTAAAGCACGGATTAGGAGAACATTATCATGCACATACTTTCGACAAGGATTTTATTTGCGAATCTTACGATGGGACTTTATCCTTTGGTAGGTTATCTATATACACCAATAATGACCCAGACGAGCCATGTGAGTGGTGTGATGAATTAGAAGATGAGTGTGAGTGTTAATGGGCAAAATGAGTGAATTAGACGCGTTTCTAAGGTGTGAATGTGGTAATGCCTATGTTTTCCTTGAGGAGAGTGGAAAGGTCTGTTTGAGGTGTGAAGAATGAAAGTCTATGATGAATTGCCTCCTGCTAATCTTTTTACTGAAAAGAAAAACCGTAGTGTTCCAGTTTTAGAGGGTTGGTTAGAAAAGATGGATAAGTTAGATTCAGGGAAATGGCTACTTTGTAAAACATGGCCCCTCTCATCAAAAACTTCAGCTTATACTATTGCAACTAGATATAGGAAACTATATCCCGATTATGAGTTTGCTAATAGAAGAATATCTGAGAATGAAGTTGCATTATTTGGGAGGAGAAAACATTAGAACACAATCCTTATATAGACCTATGGTTATGGTAAATTATGAGAAACACGGAACAACCCCAAATGGCCCAATATAATTGGAGGACCAGCGGGGCTGTGTCTATCATGACAAAGGAGAAAACAAATATGAACAACACAGAATTAGAATTTGGAATATGCGAAATGACAGAGTGCAACTCTTCGGAGTTTGGGACATGGCTATCAAATGGCCTATGTGAAAAATGTAGAGGTCAATAATAATGACAAAAAATATGTTAACAGGAAAAGCAATGTATACTCACAGAATGAGAGTGTATGATGACGATGGTAATTTCATTAGAGATGGTCGAACAGTCGACCCATCTATGGATGATTATGACAGGGCCGTTTCTATTGGTGACAGGATGGAACGTAGATACGGTGGAACGCATTGTAGGTGGTATAAAGGCAATAAGCTAGTTGCAGTATACCTAAGCGAGTTTGGCACAGTATATGGCCCAGAATCAATCGCAAAAGGCCGTCACCCTTCTACCAATTATGTCGGAGGTCAAAAATGAAACAACATTTAGTAGAACCACTTCCAGAAGACATCGCGACAAGAATAAAACTAGTAAAAGACATAATAATAGATTTAGCAGATAGTTTAGAAACAGAAAGAGACCTATGGAATGCATGGAAGGAATGCAATCAATCTATGAGTTATCTAAATGCTAAACATACAATCGCACAAACTAAGGAGGAATATATAGACTAATAATATTAGGTAATTAGGATACATTATACATCAATGTGTTCGTTCTAGTCCCTCGCGCAGGCGCGTAGGATGGCGGAGGGTCGTAAGACCTAATGATGCTAATCTTATGCTATAGTAGTTATTCTACTTGTCGCAGGTTAGATTTGGAACGTCGGAACCCTAACCGGAGGGGGTATATATACCTTTCGGTGATGGGTTTTTTTTGATTTTCGCAAGGGTTAAATATCTATCTATCCCCCATTTAGGCAAACCTCCTAATTACCCATTTGGGTATTTGGGTAATTACCCATTTAGGGGCAAACCCTAACTGACAATTAGGGGGAATCCCCAATTAGGGGCAACAACCTAAAACCCTAATAGGTTTTTAGGGGGTGATTTGCGACCTAGTCCCAAGCCCTTAAGCGGGAGTGCATATAAAGGTTGTGGCCTAATTATTTGGCCTCTAAAAAAGGGTAAGCGGGATTCCAAAAGGCTCCAGAAAAAAGCCCATTTTAGGAATTTAAGCACAAAATAACAACACGCCTATTATATACACCTTTACAACTACCTAATCATGAGCGAACAAATACGAACCTCAAAAGACGGCCAGCAATACGAATTGGTAAACGGAATGAATTTCCCGGTTCACTATTGCAGAACTTGTGCATTGAAAATGCATGAAGCTAACAAGGGCTACGGCTACCGCTGTGCGCCTTGTCATGTTAAAGCTGAGGGGTGGGCATAATGGAAGGCTATAATGGATGGGCTAACCGCGAAACGTGGTTAGTCAATCTCTGGTTTAATCCTGAGACCCTTGAAGATGTAGAATACATTAAAATGCATTTAGAAGACGTTTATTATGAGTCAGAGACCTTTAAAGGGTTCTGGCAAGACATGATAAGCTATACATCTATAGATTGGGAAGAAATAAGAAACTCAATAGAAGAATAATCGCAAAAAAGGCTATCTCCCCACTTTATGTGGAGGGGTAGTCCATGGTCCCGCAAGGGTAGGTAATCTATAAATTTTTTATAAATTTGAACGGTAAGTATATATAGCCCTATACATGATGTATATACATGGTATGGTCAACGACTAAGGAGCGTCCTAAGAGATATTTGATTTCGGCAGGTCGTGATAGATTGCGAGAGAGGGTCATGGAGAACATGTGGCGTATAGTTACGTTAGAGGGTTCTTCGATGGCGGATGAGATATGGGATGCGTTATTTATGCATGTAGAGCGTCACAAGGATATGCTTGAATTAGATGTTCAGGAGGATGATGGTGGTGATGGTAGGATACACATGGAGCGAGATGATGATTTTGAGGATACGGTAATAAATGAGTCCCATGCTGCTAGGGAAGAGGTAGTAGGAGAGATATTAGATGCGGAGCGTAGAGTCGAACAACGAATGGCGACTAGCGATATGTTTAGAAATAAGGTGCGCTAATGAGCGAAGGAAAAGTGGGCCGCCCGAATACATATAGTTTAGCGGATAAGCAGGAGGCTTTTGGCATGTATCTTAATGGTATGACGTTTAAGGCTATAGCGGAGGAGTTAAACAATAGGTATGACTGGAATTTGAGTATGCGTACGATACAGAAGTGGGCAGCTAAGATGGGTTGGAAGGAAGAGTTGAAGAGTGTGGAGCATGAGTTAGTTGAGGAGGTAAAGAAGACAGTAGTGAAGGACATGGGTTCTCGTATGGCAGAGGTTGAAGAGGTAAGGCAGGAATTTTTGGGCCGCCTCCGGCAGGGGGAAGCAGAGATACGCGGGCATGAGTTTGCTAAGATGACAGAGATGTTGAACCAGATGGGGGACATACAGAAGGAGAAGGACGAGCTTGTGGAGCATATTAACGAGTGTATACAGCAGGCGTTAGAGGCGACGGACATAAGCAGGGCTAAGAAGCAGCATTTTTTGCGGACATATATTGCGTTGTTGCGAGGTGATTTAGATGAGTAAGCGAAATGGTTTGAGTAGTGGGCATATTGCGGGTAAGAGAAAGCATACGTTTACAAAAAAAGACTTGGAGCGAGAAATCAGGTATATGGACATACGCAAGTATTGTTTACAGAAGATGAACAACACACAAGAGTTTAGAGAGAAGGATTGGACGATGACAGATTACAATACTCGGATTTACATGCAGGGAATATTTGATGCGTGTGAGGATGTGTTAGGTTGGTGTGAGGGTAGAATAGACCAATGAGTGCAACGAGTGAGGATGTATGGATAGTTGTTTTGCATGAGATGATGATGCACATCCAGAAGTTTGTAGATGACAATCCGATGGAGTATAAGGGCAAGGAGAAAAAGGCATATACGACAGCGTTGGGTATGGTAAGTGTTCTTTGTAAAAACATGATAGAGGACATATCGGAGGAGAAGTCACATGAGCACCTATAAGTGTAATATGTGTGACAATATAGGATTGCGTCAGTTGTGTCGGGAGCACAAGGTGTTTCATGGTCATGGTATGGTGCATATAGACAAGATATACAAGCAGGACAGTAATGCTTGGTGGTTGTGTAATAAATGCTCTGAGAGGGAGCAGTAATGTGGCGTTGCAAGGTATGTGGTTATCCGATGAGTACGGTGGAGTATGAGTCTACTAATGGATTTTGTATGGAGTGTCGCTATGAATGATTATGTAGCGGCATTGTTGATAGGATTTTCGTTTATTGTAGGATTCTGGGTAGGAGTAGATTGGTATCGTAGAAAGATAATAGAGGAGGCTATTGTTGAGAAAAAGGCACGCACCTAGTCAGGTAGCTCACATGACTATGTGTGGACATGAGGCAACGCCTTGGGAGTATGCAAAGATGAAGACGAGAGATGAAAAATACATAAATTGTAAGAAATGTAAGGAGTTATTAAAATGAAATGGAAATTTAGTTGTTTTGTATGTGGTGAGACATGGCAGCAGGAGCATAGAGATTTACATAAGGATGATTTTATTTTCAGTAAAAAGAAGGAGGGTCGTCCTATGTTAGATTGTTATCGTTGTAAGATAGACCAGATATATACACCAATAATGGGGGATTTAGTTGGAAATCGTTCATAAGAAGATGACAGACCGTAATTGGACCTATTGTGGTCGGTTTGGCGATGCGGTAAGTCTATCTAAGTCAGATGATGAGGTTACATGCAAGGCATGTCGCAGGTATATACATGAATAAACAGATACAGAGGAACAACATAAGTAGAATGTTGCGAACAAGCAACAGGAATCGCAATGTATTACGTTGGGGTTCGGGTGAGACGGACGCGCATATTACTATGAAGTTTAATATTTGCAAAAAGCTAAAGGAATGGGGTCACGAGTTTTACACTGAGGCTATATTTGAGCCGAGTGGATTACGTGCGGATGTAATAGATGCGGACACGGGTGTGGTGTATGAGGTGCACAATACGGAGCCTAGGGACAGTTTAGTAAGGAAATCAGCAAATTATCCGTTAGAGGTCAGGTTTGTGGATGCGAATGAGGATTTTGAGGAGGAGATGTTATTATGAACAATAATTTTGATGATGATTTGGAAGATGGGCATAAAGGAGAAAAGGTTGTTAGACATTTTGTAGAGACGGTATGGCACAAGCGGTTTTTGACATACGGTAATACTAACAAGTTTGACATAATGTTTCAAAATGTGGGTCAGTATCCAGTATTTTTTGAGGTAAAGACAGATTATTGGGAAAAAGAGATGGATGAGGGTGGTTCAGGTAACATGGCGATTGAGTACAAGTGTAGGGGCAAGCCTAGTGGAATAAGGACAACAATAGCTCAATGGTATGCGTATTATTTTCCTAATTTATCAGGCGACCAGCTTTGGATAATAAATGTAGAAAAGTTAAAAGAATTGATAAAAGAGAACAATTTTAAGCGTGTAAGTGCAGGTGAGACGTATTATGACAGTGATGACAAGGTAGCCAAGTGTTTTTTGATACCTCGATTTGATTTTAAGAAATATTTTCAGGTATTTACTTGGGATGGCAGGGGTTGGTTGTTATCATTAGAATAATTAGAGATGGTAAAGTATTGGAAGAGTCTGACAGTTTACAAGAAGTGCATGAGAAGTTGATAATTTTAGATGCAGAAACTAAATATATAGAAATAAACATTGCAAAACACAAATGAATAGCAAACACATCACGCAGGCGATAGCAGGTGCGCTTGAAATAATGAATGAGCAGCCACTTACTTTGAATGAGTTCATAGATGAGGTGATGTCGGACTATATGGAGCAGGAGCCGGGGACTTATGTGCCGTTAGGTGAGATGCATCAGCAGTGGGAAGAGAACTTTCAGAAGGGTGAGTTTGCATCTATTATATGTGCAAGGGGTCACTTAAAGACAACTTGGGGTTTGTGTGTATTGGCTTATATGATGCACAAGCAACCTAACTTTAGGGCATTGTATATTTCGGCTACATTGGAGCAGGCATGGGACAAACTTGAGCAGTTTGAGGAATTATGCAAGCGAAGTTGGCGATTAAACACATTTTTAGAAAAAAGTGACGATAGAAAGGTGACAATACGTAAAGGAGCTAAAAGATTTAACAATGGAAGTAGAGTAGCTGCTGCAAGTATAGGTAAGGCACTTGAGGGGCCTCACGTTCATATGATAATTCTTGACGACGTATTGCAAGAGTTTCCAAATTTGACGGATGAGAAGGTAATCCACTATGTTCAGCGCGTTGTAATGCCGATGAGGTTGCCAGATTCTAAGATGTTATTGGTAGGAACGCAAAAAAGGGTAGGAGACATAACAGATTGGGTATCTGAAAGTTCAGAATGGAATGTATTAAGGCATCCTGCGCTTTTGGAAGACGGAACTCCGCGTTGGCCAGAGTATTGGAATCAGGAGCGTTTGGATAAAGAAAAGGAGACAATGGGAAGTCGGGCGTTCGAGTCTGAGTATATGTTAAATCCTTTGGACCCAGAGAGTGCAGTTATACCGTATGAGGTATTACAGAGATGTTTGGATGAAAATTTAGATATGGGGCTTCCAGATTACACGGACGATATAAGCGTCGTTATGGGTGTTGACTTGGCTGTGGGCATGAACAGTCAAAACGATGAGACAAGCTACTGTATTGTGGCTTATAATAAGAAAAACGAGCATCGTAGGTTGCTTTACAGTTGGACAGGCAAGGTAATGGCCAAAGGCAGTGGTTGGTTGGAAACTCAGGTGTTAAAGATACGCGAGCTTGCGAAACGTTTTAATCCAGAAACGATAATGATAGAATCGAATGGGTATCAGAGACTTGTGGTTCATAGTGCGAGTGATTTGGCGGGCTTACCTGTCGAAGGGCACAACACGGGCAGAGAGAAGCACTCCCACGACGTGGGTATACCGGGCTTGGCCTTGGAGTTTGAGAAAGAGAGATACCAGATTCCGTGGCAAGAAGAAATAAGGGGTGCAAGTCGGCCGGGTCCTAGAAAGTTAACAGATGGTTTGAGTCGTTTGGTGTATGGTAAGAATGGTAGGTTAGAGGGTCACACGCCAGATGCAGTGATGGCCTTGTGGATGTGTGAATTAGCAATTAAAAGCAAGAATAAACGTGAGCTTGCATTTGTTGGTTGGGATTACATATAGTAAAGTTTATATACACAAAGTATATACGAGACATCCAACCATAACATGAAAAAGCGAACGAGGTTGGAAATTTACGGAATTAGTAATGAGACAAAAGACAGTCTTAAAGAAATTGCTAAGGCTGAGAACGTACCAACGGGCGTCTTAGTGGAACCAGTCCTCAGAAGATATGTTCGGGAGTATCATGGGAGATAAGCGAGATAGATATAAGATTCCTCGTGGTGTAAAGAAAGAAGCATTGCAGGGTAGAGATTTGCGAGCGATGCATGGATATGGTGGCGGTAAGGTTACGAAGGCAATTAATCGTAAGTTAAGATATCAAAAAGACGTAGGATACAAGACTGCGGTAAAGATAGACACATATTACAGAAGGCACGAAAAAGTAGACCCACCAGCTAAGAACTTTGGCGACAAGAAGAATCCAAGTAAGGGATACATAATGTGGAAGATGATGGGTGGTAATTCTGGACAAAGTTGGAGTCGAAGGTTAAAAAAGAGTTTAGATGTTATACAGAAAAAGGAAAAGCTTAATAAGATAATTACTAAAGTGGAGGCGATACAACTTGGCATGGTACGATAGAATTTTGGGGCGTAAGCCAGTGCGGAAGCGTTCTGCGTTAGAGGATTTGATAGAGAGAAACACTGCTAGTGTGTTAAAGGATGCAAGGACTCCAGCGTATGGGACAGCAGGCAGTAATCGTGCGTTTAAGGCAGATATACTTCCTCCAGTAGACCAGAATTATCTTGAACAATTAGCAGACAGGTATTCTCATCTTCGAACTGTTATAACTAGGATAGCTTCTCAGTCGGTCGCAAAGGGGTGGGAATACCACGCCGTTGGTGATGCAGGTGACAAAGAAGAGAGAAACATGTTAGAAACATTACTTAGAGACCCTACTGGTGGTAATGCAGATATTACTGCAAGTGAGTTTTTCAAGGCAATGATACGTCAAGTAGAGGTGTTTGACGATTGTTGGGTAAGTATTGTTTATGACAGGATTCAGGGAACAGATGGTAAGATAGTCAAGGAGCTTTGGGTAGAGGATGCAAAGCAAATGCGATTTGCAGTTGACGATTATGGTAAGTTTAAGAATGATGAGTATTTTGATATAATCACACGAAAACCTTTGGCAAAAGGAGAATTAGGAGAGGGTGGATTTGAAGCAGAGCCGATGGCATATTATTATGACATGGGACAGGATGAAGATAAGATTCCTTTTGCAAGGGATGAGATTATTCATTTTAATAAATACAGTGCGAATGCCAGATTGTATGGTCAGTCGCCAATTATAGGTCTTTCTAAGAAAATCGAAACAGCTCTCGCTATTGAAAACTTCCAAAACAAGATTTATAAACTAGAAAGGCCACCAAAAGGTTTCTTAGATATTCCCGGCCATGATGAAGAATCTCTTAACAGATTGGGAGAATACATAGCAGAGGAGACTAGACGTAATCCGAACTTTGTTCCTATCATAAGTAGTAGGGGTGAAGGCACAGGTAGCGGTCAGGCTAAGTTTGTGCCTGTTATGCCTAACATGGATGAGTTGATGGCACTGCCATATATGGAGCGCATTAACAACGATATAAACGCAGCTTATGGCGTTATGCCGATAGTAACAGGAAGCACAGCAGGTGTGGGTGGTTTGAATGCGGAAGGCGAACAGATTTCGCTTTTTGACCGAACTGTGTTAGAAACACAACAGTGTTTGGAAATGGGATTCCTTAAGCCATTAATGAGATTGATGGGAATAAAAACATGGAAGGTAAAGTTTGCAGACATTAATACAAAGAACGAGCAACAAGCATTAGCTAATATGTTACAGAAAGCAAATATAATTACAGTATTAAATAAGGTAGGAATAGAAGCTACGTTAGACAAAGATGGCAATTTGGTTTTACCAGATAAGCCACAAGTAAGTATGCCAGAAGATGTTAAACCAGAGGTAGGTGCAATAAAACCATGAAGAGTTGTAAAAAGTGTATGGCAGGAGAAAGTAGGGTAAAGTTAATGTCTAATGGATTTTGTCAAGAGTGTGAGCATGAGAGGGCTTGGAACAACAAGGGCGAGTACATGAAGCAGTACAATAAGAATCAGAGGATGTTAATGAGACAGAAAGCTGCACAGGAAGTAAATCGTAAGTGGAAAGAAAAATACGGCGATGCTTCGGTTGAAGAAGTAGCCTCTTATAAATGAGTATAAAAGTAACTGGCGGTAAGAAATTTACGCGAACAATTAATTTTTTTAAAAAAGAAAAAAATTGGGTTTCAATTTTAGACAAAGCTGCAAAAAATGTAGCTGGTGCTATAAGGGATGATGCAGAAAAAAAGGTGTATACAAAATTTAAAAGACGTAAAGGTAAGTTAGGTAAGAGTATTAAATCAAGAATTTATAAAAAAGGAAACAATGTTTATTTGAGTTTGTCATCAGACCATCCTGCTGCAACGATTATGGAGTATGGCGGTTACTCACCTATGCCATCCGCACCTTCAAAAACTCACAAAGGTAATCCCGGAATAGTAGAATATGCATATGTTTATTCAAGTACTAACTCAGATGACCCGTTTTTTGAACTTGCTTTAGGAATTTTTGAAAATCAACCATTCAAAAAAGGTACTTTTTTTATGAGAAATGCTTTACGTGAAGGGCTTCCTGCGTTAGAGGGTGAAGTAATACGTGTTGCAAAGAGCATACCAAAGTAGTTTCCGGAAAAATATTTTTGTTTATATACACGTATTCAATCTTAGGTTGTGGCAGACGCTAAAGACACTAACTGGAAAGTCTATCGACCTGAATGGTATAATGACAGAATTTTAGAGACGTTTAT